ACCTGTCGCGTGATGAGCAGCTGGTGGATCGCTTGGGACACCTGCTGGCACAGATGCTCACTACCTTAACGGAATGAAGCGCCACCTTATCATCCCAGACGCGCAGGTTAAGCCTGGCGGCCACACAGAACACATTAACTGGGCGGGCGAAGCGATCCTCGAGTACCGGCCAGACGTGATCGTGTGCCTCGGAGACTGGTGGGACTTGCCCTCCCTTAACAGCCACGCCGAGAAGGGCAGCGCCGAGTTAGAAGGGGCGCGCTACCAGGAAGACATCTACGCCGGGAACAAGGCCTTTAAGTTACTTGATGTCTACCTCAAGAGATCGCGCAGCAAGACGTGGCAGCCGCGCAAGGTGTTTCTCGAGGGCAACCACGAAAACCGCGCAAACCGTATCGCCAAGAATGATCCGAAGTGGCAGGGCATTATCGGCTCGCAGAACTGCCAGACGCTGGACTGGGAGCGGCACAGGTTCCTAAAGATCGTGGAGATCGACGGGATCGCATATTGCCACTACTTCGCCAACCCGTTCAGCGGCAAGCCCATCGGCGGAACCATCGTGAGCCGCCTCAACAACATTGGCAAGTCATTCGTGCAGGGGCACCAGCAGGGCTTTTTGTACGCGAGCAAGCAGTACCCAGACCATGTGAAGCACGGACTTGTCGCTGGGCGGTTCTATTTAGAGCACGAGTCGTACCGCCCAGACGACGTGCAGGCGTCGGAGTGGAATGGGCTTGTTGTACTCAACGGCGTGCGCAGGGGAGATTACGACCTCATGCCGCTGCGTATGGACTACCTGCGCCGCAAATACGGATAACTACTTTGCCTTTTGCTGAGTCTTTGACCTGGCGCGAATGTGGTTGGCAAAGTATTTTCCCTCGTCAGACCATGTAACATGGTCGCACACCTTGGCGCATGCCTCCCGCTCTTCGGCAGCAACGAGGGCGGCGAAGCGTTCAAGTTCAGACCATGTAAGCACACCGGATTCTTTTATCCAAGCCATTGGCAACTTTGCATTCCTCGCCATGCGGATAATGTCGTCGCGGGTCATCGTGTTTCCTCCTTCCATAGCCTGTAATCGTACTGCTTGATCCCACGATAAACCGCTGTTGATAGGTGGTAGTGCGGGACTCCCCACTGCTGAATTAGGTCTTTGTACTTGACGCTCCTACCGTTTGCTTTTTGCTTACGGTCGAGCAAGACCTTGTATTGCTCAAACGAAATTGTAGGCATCAAAGTTCCGGCTGGCGCGACGGGGCCGGTGCTCCGAAGTGTGTATCGCGCGCCTCGTGTGGTGGGTCAGGCCTCTTCTATTTCTTCCAACACCTGAGCGGCACGGACTGCAAACCATGCCGCCTTTCGCAGGTCTTCCGCAAAGTCGATCTTGCGCCCTGCGCGTGAAAGGTACTTTAATGCCGAGCCGTGACAGTACGCAACAAACATTTCATTGCCAAGGACGGCGTGGATGTAGTCAATCGCCTCAATCAGATCGCCGTCTGGCAGTTGCAGCTGATAGTGCCGCGGGCTTAACACTGGGTCATCTTCTCGCATCTTCATGCCGCCCTCTTCTTAAGTTTTTCGTTAAGGTCATGCAGCGCACGCAGGTGCAGGAACGCCGGCCAGGCGTCGTCGTCTAGGCTTGGGTAGAAGTGGTGGCCGAAGTCGCCGTTTTCCTTGCTGAAGCGCAGAAGGTGATACCCGCCGTCGATCTTGTTGCCGGTCGTCTCTTCGTAGGCTTTGGCGTATGCAGCAATTTGCATAAGATATTCGCCGTACACGCCGCCGCTAGTTTTGAAATCACCCAGCACCAACTTACCGTTAAGGCGCCCAATAAAGTCCAATGTGCCTCCGTATCGGTGCGCCTCGCTAATCACCGGCACCTCACAATCGACAATCTCTAACTGCGTGCCCTTAACCCAGAACTCGAAGGCAGAGTAGGCGGAGGCGGCCTGCGCACGGAACGACGTCTTGTCAGCCACGGATGGTGCCTCAATCGCCTTCTCGAGCACCAGCATCGGGTCATCTCCCTTGACCCAAGCCTCGCACATGGCGTGGACGCAGGTGCCCACGGCCAGCGCGTCGTTGCCTTCATAAAGTCCACCAGGCGCATCCTGCCCTTGACCCTCAAGGACGCCGTGGGCGCGTCCTGTTTTGTAAGCCCATAACAACAAAGCTCCCGGGTCTTTCACACGCAAAATGGTAGTGACCGACGGGATTTTCTTCCCGTCGGCTGCCTTATAACCCTGTCGCTGGGTAGGCATGATTAAAACGCCAGCGCGTCGTCGGCAAACTCTTCAGCCGCGGCGGCCGGGGCAGCGGCGGCCTTCGGTGCGGGCGCTGCAGCCTTGGGCTTGTCGATGATGCGGGCAGCGATCTTGTCCTGCACCCACTCCGGCAGCTTGTCGAACACGTCAGGGTCTGGCGCGTCGGTCGAGTAGATCAGCGCCTCGCCTTCCAACACCGGGGCTGGCATGCCCTTCGGCAGCGGCATGATGCTCGTGAGGTTGGCGTATGTTTTCTCGCCTTTAACGCTGTGCGTTACATTGATGAACGCGGGCTTGCCAAGCACGTTGGCAAGGTCAAACCGCTTCAACTCTTCCGGCGTGAACGCCTTACCGCGCCAGCTCTGGAGCAACTGCCGCAGCGTCGCCTTCTCGTTGAGACTCAAGCCGAGCGTGCGGGAGATCACCGCAGGGAGGCTCTTGGTCTCGCCGTTCTTCGTGATCTCGACACGCTCAGAGGGAATCTGAAAGCGGATCATCATTGTGCGCTTCGGGGCGAACTGACCGCCGGGCGATGGCTGCACGCCGAGGTCTACGATCATGTCACAGACGGCTGCGTAAGCACCGGCCTCGAGAGGCTTGCGCTCAGGATAGTTGCCGCCACCAGATGCAGAAATAATCAAGCTCATGTGTATTTACCTTTGTTGTTACGGTTCACCAGTAATCTCTACCGCTCCGTGCGGAGCGCCAGTTTGGCGGGGGAACCTGCCGCCAGTTCTCGTGTAGCCTGTTGCGCGACGCACTACGGAAGCGGCGGTCGCGCAGGTGTTCGATGATGCCGTGGATGAACCAGAGCAAAAACAGGAGGAACAAGATTGCGAAAAGGATTTTCATTGGGCCTCCTTACCACTCTTCAGGATTCGCTATCGCGTAAGCCAACACAGAGACCGCGATGGCGCCGAAGACTTTTGCGAGGAATATTATCTGCTGATATTCGTGGTGGTTGACTGGCGTGATGAGGTCGATCATTGGAACACCGGGCCGTTAATCATCTTGCCAGGCTCAGGCGTCTTGACAAGCTTCTCGGCATACGCTGCCGCGTCGTCAACGCTCGAGAAGATGCGAGAGACGCCGACGCGCATGTCTGAGTCCAAGTCGGCGAGGTGCACGATGTACTTGCCGCTCTTCGTGAGGTGTACGGCTGACATCATGGAGGTGTCGTGGTTGATGAAATTAATGATGTGCATGGTGCGCTCCTGTGCCGGGTTAGGCGTCGAGACCAAACGCCTCGGCGGCGCCAACTCGGTTGACGGCACCGAGCACCGCGTCGCAGCACTCTTCAAACGTGTCGCGCTTGCTCCACGGCTGCTTGACGCCCTGGACGTACCAGACGTATCCGCCGACCACTTGGCGTGCGTAACCGTCGATGTCTTCGAGTTCGATCTCGTAATTCGGGCAGAGGGGGCGGTTCATGCCGACGCCCCGTTGATCCACCAGCGGCCAACTTCGATTGCGCGGTCACGCTCCATAAGATCCGTAACCATGCGGCCGTTGACGCGAACGTAATAATCCGAGCCGCTGCTGGTGTTAACTTCGACAACCTCAACCTTGCCGTGCCAGCAGCGCATACGGCCGACGACCACCTCATAAGTCTCGAGTTCTTCGCGCCACAAGTCGCCGCGGCAGAACCCGTCAAATCGGCTGTTGTCGATTGCGCTGTCTCGGATGTGCTCTTCGTACTTGTCAAACATTTTGCTGTCTCCTTTGATCGCTTCGTCCGGCACCCTGCCGTGGAGATAAGAATGTAGCAAGTGGCAAAACAGAACACAAGCCCTATTTGTGAAAATAATTCGCTTGACCGTAAAGTAGGCACAAGGTAGGTTTGTCGGTTATGAAAAAGCCAACCAGCGAATCTATCGCCCTCCTCCACGCTGTGGACGTATTGGGCGGTCAAACGGCCACGGCCAAGAGGCTAGGCGTCAGCCAGCAGGCGGTGCAGTATTGGATAAGAAGGGGCAGGGTGCCTGCCCTAAAGGCCATCCCTCTCGAGGTCGCAAGTGGGGTGTCCAGGCAGAAGCTGCGGCCGGATTTGTACCCATGAAGCCAGAACTCACCGCCATCGTGCCAGTCGAGCGTATCCTCGAGCTGGCGAAGAAGTACCCCGTATTCCCGTGCAGGAGAAAAGATGAAACAGACCAAGAAGGGCGCACGCTCAAAGCCAAAAGCCCGCTCACCCGAAACGGATTCAAAGACGCCACGCAAGACGAAGCCCAAATTCGTCGACTCTGGGCCAGTCACCCTGACGCACTCGTTGGGGTTCCAACCGGCAGCCGCACCGGGCTTGCCGTCATCGACTTCGATACCAGCAAGGCTGGCGCGGCTGCTCAGGACTGGCTTACAGAAAATCAAGCGGCTCTGGTAAGCACCAAGGTACACCAGACCGGCGGCGGCAGCGGCGGTAGGCATTACCTGTTCTCGACACCATCCGGTGTGAAAATTCGCGGCGGCGCGTCGGTTACGCTTGGCAAGGTGCGCCGCGACGGCCTCGACATCCGCGCCGAGGGCGGGTACATCATCTGGTGGCCGCTGCACTACGGCCAGAGCGGCCCGATGGGCGACATCAAGTCGCTACCGGCGGGGCTGATCGACGAGCGGCGCATGGATCTTGAGCTGCCCGCGGAACTGGCGGCAAAGCTGCCGCCGAAGCCTGGTACCAGCGGGGACTTCCAGCGCGACCTGCCGCGGATCACTGAGGCGCTGTCGTTCATCGACCCGGCTGACTACGACCCGTGGCTCATGGTAGGCATGGCGCTGCATTACGCCTCTGGCGGAGCCGATGACGGGCTAGAACTGTGGGACTCCTGGTCATCCGGCGGCATCACTGGCGTGCTGCCCGCGTCCTACGCCGGGCGCGCAGACATCGAGTACCGCTGGCAGTCGTTCCACCTGGATCGCGGCGGCGGCGTCACTCTCGGTAGCCTATTCAATGCCGCCAAGGCAGGCGGTTGGGTGTCCGTGCCAGAGGCGGTGCGGGTTGGGCCACCGAAGCGGGAGGAGCCGCCAATGCAGTACGACGACGTGCCAGAGGCGCAGGGGATGATTCGGCACGTTGAGCCAGAGCTGCTGGCGCAAAGTGTGACACCTAGTGGCATAGTCACCGGCCGTCGTCTCATCCTGCGACCCATTGGCGAGATCGTGACCGAACGGCGCGAGGCGACGTGGTTGATCCACAACGTACTCGAGGCCAATGTGCTGGCCGTGTTGGCCGGGCCTAGAGCGTCGTTTAAGTCGTTTATCGCGCTTGAGTGGGCTATGCGCATCGCCATGGCGGACAACGCCGTGGTCATCCTGTCGGGCGAGGGTGCCGGTTTGGGCCGTCGCGCTGAAGCATGGATGCAGGAGCACGGCAAGGGGCGCGACTTAGATGAGCTGCGGCTCATGGCGCTTGAGTCTGTCGCCAACCTAAACGCCGAGGAGGAGATGTCCATGCTCCAGCAGTCTATTGACGAGGCGGGAGTACGACCGGCGCTTATCATCGTGGATACCTTCAGCAAGTTCAGTGCGGGCCTTGATGAGAACTCCAACCAAGAGGTGGCCGAGTATCTCTCTAAGCTCACCATCGGGCTGCGCGAGCGGTACACGGCCACGGTATTGCTCGTGGCGCACAGCGGGCACGGTGATGCCAAGCGGCCACGAGGCGCCAGCGCGCTGATGGCAAACCCCGACGCCGAGTACATCGTGGAGCGGCCAGACGCGCAGGCCATGGTGGTGTCGGTGAGCCGTGAGCGGTTTAAGGATACGGCCAGCCTGTCTCCACTTGGATACGAGGCGGTGGAGGTGTCGCTTGGGCGGATGGACAAGTACGGTGAGCCGGTCAAGTCTCTGGTGATGAGGGAGGCGACGGCGCCGGGTAAGCCGGCGGTAGCTCACTCGCCCCAAGGGAAGGCACAGCGGACGATCCTTGCGGCGCTCAGGGAGCGCCAGAAGCGGTCTGATACGCCGCTTGTTTGGACGGTCGAGGAGATGCGCCAGGTGGGCCGGGAGTGTGGGGTGCCGCGGCAGTCTGTCCACGATGCGGTCGAAAAGTTGATGATGTCGCCCTTCCTAAAGGCCAGTGTAGGCGGCAGTATGCTGGGGGAACCGTGATGTCCGAAAATGTCCGAAAATGTCCGAACCGGACAATTTCGGCGGGTCAATTATGTCCGAAAATGTCCGAGAGTCCTTTAGGACTCGGACATTCGGACATGACCTTCGGTCATTGGGGTGGAAGGTGAGATACAAGACGGACAAGCCTAAAGGTGTTGCGTTGGCGCAACATGTTGCAGATACGCCACTAGCCAAGAGGATGCTCGAACAGATGGGCAAAGATGACTATCAGTTGATGAAGACATTTCAACAGCACTTTGGTGCAAGGTTAGTCCACTACGCTGACCAACATGGCGAGGTGGGCAAGCGACCGGGGTGGGCCAATGACGCAGGGTAAGCTGAACCTTACCGGGCCGCTGGTCTGGGAGGAGTCCGAGAACTGGGGGAAGACGTCGGCCTGTGGGCGGTTTTCAATCCGGCACCAGACAATCAATGGCAAGGAAGAGTTCGTGCTGTGGAGGCGCGGGGCGGACGGTAGGGTCATCCCGAAGCAGCTGGGGGTGTTTGATAACTTCGGTGCCGCGGCAGCAGAGGCTGACGAGCACAAGTACCGAGACCCTCCGAAGCGGAACGGCATATACGACTGGAGGCCGCGATGGGGCAAGTAAAACGATGCCCGGTCTGCCTGATCGAGAACACGGGCGGGCGTCCGCACACCTGGCACAAGACCGCGCATAAAAAGAAGGGTTACTCTCCTGAGAAGATTGCGGAGATGGTGCGGCAGACGATTGAGCAGAACCAGGTGAAGGAAATAATCTGCGACGCCGTGGACTTGGCAAGGCAGCCGGATGGCTGGCGCTCAAAGCCGAAGAAGTCCCGCAAGGAGTATCATCAGGTCTATTATTGGCGTCACGCTGATAAGCGTAGGATGCAACGACGAGAGAGTAAGACTTTGCGCAGGAGGGTGCGGCCATTGATCGCTGAACTGTGCAAGGCCGTTGACCTTGGCAGAATTACAGCGGGGTGGTAGATGGGAAAGCGACAAAGAGAACGCGGGGCAGAGACCGAGCGTGAGGTGTGCGAGAAGATCGCGGACGGTACGGGCTGGGTAGTCAAGCGTGAACTAGGGCAGGCCAGAGATGGTGGCTGCGACATTCGCCTGGGGCAGTTCGTGCTCGAGGTGAAGCGGCGCAAGTCGATTGCGGTCTATGACTGGATCGACCAAGCAAAGGCGGCGTGTGCTCCGCCGTATGAAGTCCCAGTCGTCGTTTGCCGCGGCGACAAGCGAGAGTTCCTCGTGATCCAGCGCCTTGACGACTGGATGAAAATGGCTAAGCACGAGTTACCGGACAGATGAAATGCCCAAAATGCTCGAAACCGAGCGAGGTCGTGAAGGTATACCAGTTCCCGACCGAGGCGCGACGCCGGAGAGAGTGTACGAGCTGCGGTCTCAGATTCAGCACGAGCGAGCGCGTCTGGAGGCGAGTCTATGCCGAAGAAGTCAAGGGCAAGACTCAGGTGCGACTCTCGAGGAAGGTGGATCACTCGGAGAGGCAGAAAAAGACGTATAGCAACTTCGACGTCGTGGCATTGGAAGGCTACGACCTGGACTACGAAGACGTATCAACCTATGTGCATGCGAGCGACGACTGATGGCAGGGACACCAATTAAGCGGGCGCGACAAGAGAAGGCGTTAGCTATTCTTTCCAAGCCAGACTTCTGGGAGCAACTCTGGGAACATTTGGCAGAGGGCAACACGCTGCGATCCTTTGTGAGCGGCAGCGACGTGCCTTACGGCGTGGTGTGGCGGAAGATGCAGTCCGATCCTGTCTTGATGGAGCGGTACGAGATCGTGCGAAACGCCAGAGCGTTGGCGAACGCTGAGCGCATTGAGGCGCTGGCTGAGAAGGTCGAGACTGAGCAGATCGACCCAAACGCAGCGAAGGTTGCGATGGGCGCGAGGCAGTGGCTTGCCGAGCGAATGGATCCAAAACGCTGGGGAAATAAGATCCAGCAGGACGTGAAGATCACCGACACGACGCAACTGCACCTGCAAGCCGTGCGCAATCTAATGCGAACGGTGAGCGTCGTAGAACCCGTAAAACTTGACGTTGACACTGACGTGTCAACGGCGCCGGCCGCGCGCGATTCAATAGAGTAATGTTATAACATAACACTGATTTTATGCGAAGGCACACGCAAATTATGCAGCACGCAACACAACGCAACGCGCAAGTCATTGATTATCAAGGCATTGCTGATCGTAGTGCGTATAATGCCCATTATGTTAAATAGTCCACTGTGCGGATACTGCGAGCGTAACCCGCTGATTTTCATAGGATCTACCCCGCAACTGACCGCGCAGCGGGAAAATACCCCCCCCCCGGGTGGTGGCCCCGCCGGGGGCGGGCGCTGGCGTAACCCCACATAGGCCGACCTGAAAAAAATGCAAAACCCGTACTTGGACTTCGTTAAACGCTATCACAAAGCCCCAGTGGCCTTCGTGGAAGAGGTGCTAGGCGTCACCCCAGACCCATGGCAAAAGCGCCTCCTAGAGCTTCTGGCTGCGGGAGAGCGAAAGGTGTCAGTCCGCTCAGGCCACGGCACCGGCAAATCGACCGTAGCCTCGTGGGCCATGCTCTGGTACATGCTCACCCGCGTCCCGGTTAAGGTGGTCGTGACGGCCCCCACGGCAAGCCAGTTGTTTGACGCCCTCTTCGGCGAGTGCCGCCGCTGGGCCAAACTGCTCCCCCCCGCCGTGGGCGAGTTGCTCGAGATCAAGTCTGACCGTATTGAATTAAAGGCCAGCCCCGAAGAGTCGTTCATCTCAGCTCGCACCAGCCGCGCCGAGCAGCCCGACGCCCTGCAAGGTATCCACGCAGAGTTTGTGCTGCTGGTGGTGGACGAGGCCCCCGGCGTATCGGAGGCGGTCTTTGAATCCGCGGGCGGTAGCATGTCCGGCCACAACGCCACGACCCTGCTGCTCGGCAACCCCACCCGCACCCAGGGGTATTTTTACGACACCTTCCACCGCCTTTCCCACGAGTGGAAAAACCTGCACGTCAGCTGCCTTGACTCGCCCCGGGTGAGCGATGATTACGTCAAGGAGATGTCGAGCCGGTACGGTGAGGGCAGCAACGCCTACCGCGTGCGCGTGCTGGGAGAGTTCCCCGTCGCCGATGACGACACGCTGATTGGCCTGGAGCTGGCCCAGAGCGCCATTGACCGTGACGTGATACAGAACCCGGGCGCCCCGATCCTCTGGGGGCTAGACGTGGCCCGCTTTGGCACCGACTCGTCGGCCCTTTGCAAGCGCCAGGCAAACGTCGTGCTTGAGCCTCCGAAGACGTGGAAGAATCTTGACCTTATGGCGCTGACCGGCGCGGTGCTGCACGAGTACGAGACGGTGGACTTCAAGGAGCGCCCCGTGGAGATCCTTGTAGACAGCATCGGCTTGGGCGCTGGCGTCGTTGATCGACTGCGCGAGCTGAAGCTGCCCGCCCGCGGCATCAACGTCGGCGAGTCACCCGCCTTTAAGGGGCAGTACATGAACCTGCGAGCGGAACTCTGGGCCAAGGCTAAGGCATGGCTCGAGGCCCGCGACTGCAAGTTGCCGCGTGACGAGCGGCTCGTGAATGAACTATCCTCGCCGCGTTATTCGTTTATGAGCAACGGCAAGTTGAAGCTCGAGAGTAAGGACGACATGAAGCGCCGCGGGCTGGCCTCGCCCGACGTGGCCGACGCATTCGTGCTTACGTTTGCGAGCGAGGCGGCGACAGGTGGCGGCGTGTACGCGCCGACGTGGACAAAGGCGGTCAAGAGACAGATTCGGGGAGTGGTATGAGCATCGAACACTTAGGCGGCTACATCCCAGAGGGCGACCGCGCAACGTGGATGCCTGACATTTGGGGCTATCTTGCGCTGACGTACAACATCAAGTCGGTGATCGACATCGGCGCCGGCATGGGCCATAACATCCGCTGGTGGCACGACCTAGGCTTTGATGCGCGTGGTGTTGAGGGTCACCCGATTGCGCTCGCAGAGAGTCCCGTTCGGGATATTTTGGTGGCGCATGACTACGAAAGGGGGCCATATATACCCGAACGGGAATACGACCTTGCGATCTGCACGGAGTTTGTGGAGCACGTCGAGCAGAAGTGCGAGCAGAACTGGTTTGCGACGATGGCGCGGTGCAAGTATGTGCTCATGTGCCACGCGCTGCCCGGGCAGGGCGGGCACCATCACGTCAACGAGCAGCTGACCGAGTATTGGATCGACCGCTTTTACGAAAACGGCTTCAAGTGCGACTGGATTACGTCGTGCAGATTCCGTGAGACGGATCAGCGGCAGGGGTCTAGTTGGGGCCGCCCGACGCTGCTGTTTTTTGTGAGGGACAAGTGAAGTATTACTGCATCACGCTCGCGGAGACGCCGGAGCGCACGGAACACGCTCGAGCGCAGGCTGCTAAGGCTGGCATTGAGCTGGACTTTATCCAGGGCATCTTTGGCAAGACCATGCAGGTCAAGTCAGAGATCCCGATGCACACGGACTATTACGTCACCCGCGGAGCGACGTGCTTGGTTCTGTCGTGGCACATCGCGTGGCAGATCGCGTGGCGCGACGGGCACGAGGAGTTTGTGATCTTTGAGGATGACTTCATCCTGCCCGAAAATTTCAACGAACGCCTTGCACAGATTCGGGAAGAGATTCCGCACTGGTGCGACCTTGTGTACCTAAACTCTTGCTGCACCACAGAGAAGCCGGCCAAGAAAGAGTCAACAAATCTGTGGGAGATCAAGTACCCGCTTTGCACGGCCGCGATATGGCACCGCCGCCGCGCAATACCGACCCTACAGCAGTACACGAAGCCCGCCAACACGCCCGTTGATATATTGCTCGAGTGGTACGCGCTGCCGCACCTGCGCGTGCTGACCGCAGTTCCGCCATTAGTCACCCAGGCAACGCAAGACCTTGCGGTGCCGATGCCGTCAACAATCCACATGTGAGGAGATAGATGAATGCTCAGCCCAAAAGACGTCGCCCTGTTTCAAAAGCGCCTCGACAAGAAAGCCCCGGCGAAGCCGGAGTCCAAGAAGCCGCCAGAGCCGAAGCCGCCCTCCCCGCCGAAGGCGGCCTAGTCTTATCGCAGTACCTGCCGGAGGGCGCCTTTGTGCGCCTTTCCGTGCCGGAGTCTGAAAAGTTTTTGCCGTGCAACCCGTCGATTGCCAAGAGCGCGACGGGCGAGTTGGCGTGCATGATCCGCACGGTCAACTACGAGCTTGGCGATGAAGACGGGATCTGGTTTCGTGGAGACCCGGCGCCCAATACCCGCAACTACTTGGTCACGTTGGGACAAGACTTGAGCCAGCGGTCGGTTGAGTGGGTGGACGACCTAATGGTGCGGAACACTCGCGCCCCGGCCCGTGACGGGCTAGAGGATGCCCGGCTCTTTTGGTGGCGCGGTGGGTGGTGGTTTACCTGCACGGCGTTGCACCATGGCCCCCGCGTAAGGGGCACGATGGCGTTGTGCAAGCTGAATAAGACCACGGTCGAGGGTTTGGAGTTCCTGCACAGCCCGCACGGTCGAGAGGTAGAGAAAAACTGGATGCCTCTGGTCAATGGCGATCAGTTGTCGTTTGTGTACATGAACCACCCGTCTGAGTCGTATGAGTTCTACCCGCAAAAGCGCAGGGTATGGGTGGGCGAATATGCCCCGCTGGCCGGGTGGTCTGGCGGGTCGCAGTTGATTCCGTATGAGGGCGCCTACCTTGGCGTGGTGCACCAGCGGCGTAAGCACAAAAATCGCGTCTATTACGCCCACAAACTGGCGCAGTACAACGGCAACCTAGAGCCGTTTTCTGCCGGCCGTGAGTTTTACTTCCGCGGCGAGCAGATTGAGTTTTGCTCTGGCATCGTGAGCCACGGCAGCGGGTACGCCCTATCCTTTGGGGTTAGGGACAGAGAGGCCTGGATAGTTTCTTTATCGGCGAGCCAAGTTGCCTCACTTCTCAAGTGACAATAGATAGACCCCCTTTTCGGCACGGGTGCCGGTTTTATGTATCAAAAAGAAGGTTCACTCATAGAGCAGTCTGAGGCCGAGATCGGCGCGATTGAGCCGATGGCGGACGAAGAGCTGGAGTCGTTGGTTGGCACAGAGCTGACCGACGCGACGTCGTTTGTCGATGCCGAGTTGTCTCCGGTTCGCGCCCGCGCTATTCAGTATTACCGCGGCGAGCCGTTTGGTAACGAAGAAGAGGGTCGATCTCAGGTTGTCTCGACCGACGTGCGAGACACAATCGCCGGCATCATGCCGTCTTTGATGAAGGTTTTTTACGGCTCCAAGCAGATTGTCCACTTTGCGCCAAAAAATGCAGAGGACGTACCGGCGGCAGAGCAGGCCACAGATTACGTCAACTACATTTTCAACAACGACAACAACGGATTCCTGACGCTGCACTCTGCCTTCAAAGACGCGCTGCGTGGCGCGCTTGGCATCATCAAGTACGTCTGGGAAGAGAAAGTCGAGGTCAAGACGGAATACTACTCTGGACTTGATGAGTCTGCGCTGACGGTGCTGCTCTCTGAGCCAAACGTCGTCGGCAGCGCCATCATGTCAATGGACGACCCGTCGTATCAGCCGCCCGTTGACCCGATGACGGGGCAGCCAGCGGTTGACCCTGCGACCGGGATGCCTGCGCCTGCGCCGAAGATTTATGACGTAGAGCTGAAGCGCGAGTACAAGGACGGCCGCGTGCGGGTTGAGGCGATCCCGCCGGAAGAATTTTTGATTGACCGCCGCGCTCGCTCCGTTGAAGACGCGACGCTTGTGGCTCACCGGCGCATGATGCGAGTGTCTGACCTGGTTGCGCTTGGGTACAACGAGGAAGAGGTCAGCTCGCAGATGGGTGTCTATGAACTGGACACCAACGACGAATACATTGCGCGCAACCCGTACGCACAGTCTTACGGCCCTGGCGGCACGCAAGACGATAAGCGCGTGCTGTACTGCGAAGCATACGTTCGCGTGGACTACGACAAAGACGGCATCTCTGAGTTGCGCAAGGTATGCACCATCGGGCCGGGCTACAAGATGGTGATGAACGAGCCTTGCTCGCACGCGCCGTTTGCTCTCTTTTGCCCAGACCCAGAGCCGCACGCGCTGATTGGGCTTTCGATGTTTGACTACACGGCCGACCTGCAAAAGATTAAGTCGGCCATCCTGCGCAACATGCTCGACTCGCTCTCGCTCGCCATCCATCCACGGGTTGGCGTCGTCGAGGGGCAGGCGAACATGGACGACGTGCTAAATACAGAGGTTGGCGGCGTTATCCGCATGCGACAGGCCGGGGCGGTACAGCCGTTCTCCGTGCCGTTTGTTGGACAGGCCGCCTTCCCGATGCTCAGCTACTTAGACGAAGTACGCGAGACCCGCACCGGCATGAGCAAGGCCTCGATGGGCTTGCAGGCCGATGCACTACAGAGCACCACCCGCGCGGCGGTCGCCGCGACCGTTAGCGCCGCGCAGCAGCATCTTGAGCTGATCGCCCGGATTTTCTCAGAAACCGGGATGCGCGCCCTGTTCAAGGGCATTCTCAAGCTGGTCACGGAAAATCAAGATCGTCCGCGGGTGGTGCGCCTGCGGAACCAGTGGGTGCCGATTGACCCACGGTCGTGGAACTCAGACATGGACGTTGAGGTGGATATTGCGCTAGGCGCCGGCACCGAAGAGCAAAAGATTGCCGTGCTGAACTCTATTGCGCAAAAGCAAGAGCAGATCATGCAGACCATGGGGCCGCAGAATCCGCTTGTTTCGCCGCAGCAGTACCGCAACACCCTCGTGAAACTTTCCGAGGCGTCTGGGTATAGAAACTCCGACGAGTTTTTCTCAAACCCCGCGACGATGCCACCGCAGCCGCCACCTCCACCTCCACCGCCTGACCCGGCTCAGATTCTTGCGGAGGTTGAAAAGCAAAAGATCATGGCAGACATCCAGAACAAGCAGGCAGAGCTTGAGCTGAAGCGCCAAGCAATGCTGCTCGAGGATGACAGAGCGCGCGATAAGCAAGAGGCTGACATTATGTTGCGCGCCTATGAGGTGCAGTTGAAGTACGGCACGTCTGTGGATACCGAGACGCTGCGTGCGATGATGGAGCGCCCGCGCACCGCGTCGCCATCTGTGCAGCGGCCAGTGATCCCAGAGATCACGCCGTTTGATATGTCTCAGCAAGCGCCTCCGCCTCCGGCGCCTCAGCAGCCCATGGCTGGTGAGCAGATGCCGCCGGTAATGTAATGCCATGCCACTTGAAACCCTTGAGGTTCCTGCGCCGCCGAATCCAAACGTGCCGCCGGCGATTTATAGCCCTCAATATCACAACCAGCTCAACAACCAGCTCAAGCTATACCTGAACAGGATTAGCAATAACCAGCAGGAAATTGTTGAGTTTATTAGAAGCCTGACGGATTTGAACTTGTTGAGTAAGAATAACTTTGATGCGTTTGGACGGTTGCGGGTATCACAGCCGTTCACGCTATTTGATAGTCAGAATCGTTACGCGGCAGACCCTGCGTTCGATACATCTCTGACTGGCTCTGGCACCTCTACCTTTTTGCCAAACGAGTCGGCCGTGAGCCTGGCCGTGACAACGGCCTCCGGCGACAAAGTGGTGCGCCAGACAAAGCGGTACTTCCCGTACCAGCCTGGCAAGAGCCTGTCGTTACTCTCGACATTCGTGATGGCCGCTGCGAAGGCGAACCTGCGCCAGCGCGTAGGGTACTTCGACACAAATAACGGGCTATTTTTGCAGCGCAACGGGACGGAACTCTCGTTCATCATCCGCACCTACACCGGCGGATCTGTCGACGACACCCGAAAGGTGGTCCAGTCTTCATGGAACGGCGACCCGTTGGACGGGAGCGGCGCAAGCGGCATCACGCTCGACACCACAAAAGCGCAGATACTTTTCGCGGACTTTGAGTGGCTTGGGGTCGGGTCGGTGCGCGTCGGGTTCGTTATCGACGGCCAGTACATCACGGCCCACACGTTCGACAACGCCAACGAGGTGACGTCGGTCTATATGCAGACCGCGACGCTTCCGCTGCGCATCGAGATCGAGAATACGGCCGCGACCGCGAGCAGCTCGAGCATGAAGCAGATCTGCTCGACGGTGCTTTCTGAGGGCGGCTATGAGCAGACCTCCGTCGAGCGCGTGGCCAGAAGGGCCACGACGCTAACCGGCATCGGGACGTCGTTTGTTCCGCTGGTGTCGATCCGGCTCGCGTCTGACTCACTCGGCGCGGTAATCTTGCCAAAGCAGGTGCGCGTGCTTCCGATCGCCAACGGCGAGTACGAGATAGCTCTGGTCAGGAACGCGACGCTCACCGGCGCGTCCTACGACACTACGACCTTTGCGAGCGTGGACTTTGATGTGACCGCGACCGCCATGTCTGGCGGCGATATCGTCTTGAACGAGTACACGACATCAAGCAACCAGTCCGCGGCACAGGCGCAGAACGATCTGCTCTACAACTTCGATATGCAGCTCGGCGCGACCATCGCCGGGACGAGTGATGTCTACACGGTTGCCATCAGAATCTTGAGCGGCACCGGGTCTGCCATCGGTTCATTGGCTTTCTACGACTTGTCGGAATAGGTGACTTATGAGCAATTCATTTAGAGGGCAGACGCAGTACACGCAGTCCCCCATGGGGTACGGCGGCGGCGGATACGGCGACCCCATGAGCGTAGACTATGGCGGTTATGGCGCCCCCATGGGCCGGCCAAGGGGCGGCTCAATGGGACAGCCAAGTGGCGGTTCAATGGGCGGAGGATACGGCCAGTCATACGCAAGCCCGTTTGACAGCCCGTTTGGAAACCCGCTTGCAAGCCAATTCGGCGGCTACGGCGCCACCTTCGGCGGTGAAGCGATGGGCGGCGGAGGATATGGCTTTTTAGGCCAGCAGCGGCAGCGGCAGCAGCAGCCCATGACGCCGCAGTATGAGCCGACCGTCAATGATTTATTCTCGCAATACTTTTCGCAGCAGTATTACGGCGGCCAGGCCTTTAATCCGTTTGCGGCCACGTCGCTCTTTGGCGGCGGATACGGCGGCGGATACGGCGGCGGATACGGCGGCGGATACGGCGGAGGCGGAGGCGGACGCGGAGCGGGGAACCGCATGCGTGATCGTCGCAAGATGTTTGAAGACTTGTTTGCCCCAGAGAAAACTGATTTTTCGCAGCCTGAGCCAATGCCGGCACGTCAGCCGCAAGTGCAACCGCAGGTGCAGCCGCAGGTACAGCCACAAGTACAGCCGCAGGAGCAGCCGCAGGCGCAGACCGGAACTGGCGGCGGCGGAAGCCGTACCTTTACTGGGCCAAACGCCTTGATAGACGCATGGAACGCGGCACAAGAGGCTCGCAATAATTACGTTGCACCTCAGTCACCTGGCAGCGACATTCAATATGCAGGCGGCACTCCCGGCTTTTACGATAAGGGCGGCGCAGGCTATACGCCCGCGGTTATGCCGAGTGCGCCTGAAAGGCCGTTCATGCCGACGATTAGTGACCCAGACTACCAAGGAGTCGCTGAGCCAGCGGTAATGCCTAAAGTTCGTGAGCCTCAACCGCTCATAGAGTTTCAGATGCAGCCGTCTCTCGCACCGGCCCAGGCCCCGGCTGCTTCTCCGTTTTTGCAGCCGGGTCGAAGTGCAATCCGTCGTAGCTTTGGAAACAGGTGATACCGTGAAACAAGGGCTTTACTCAAACATTTGGGCCAAGCGTGAGCGCATCGCAGCAGGTAGCGGCGAGAAGATGCGAAAGCTTGGAGCCAAGGGGGCGCCGACTGCAAAGGCTTTTAAGGCCGCAGCAAAGACGGCGAAGAAGCGCAAGTGAAGACGCCGGCTTGGCAGCGCAAGGAAGGCCAGAACAAGAAGGGCGGTCTTAATGCTGCTGGCCGGGCATCTTATAAGCGAGAGACCGGCGGCACGTTGAAGGCGCCGGTCAAGGGAGCGCCAACCACGCCAGAGCAGTTACGTCGGAAGGGATCCTTTCTGACGCGCATGGGGTCGATGCCGGGGCTGCTCATGGACGACGGCAAAAAGACCCGATTAAAACTAAGCCTTGAGGCGTGGGGGCATTATGGTGGGAAAGCAGAGGCGGTAAAGAAGGGCCGCAATTTGCTTGAGCGATATAGGAAGCAGAAAAATGGCTGAAATGCGCGCATATTCTCCAACGCTACGTCAGCGATTGGTTGATCAAATTGCAAAGAGCTTAAAAAAAGCCGGATATTCTGATTCAGAGGCAAAAGCCTCTGCTGATCGCGTTTCTCAGGTTTTTGGCGGAATTTTTGACGTCCAAGAAGGTGGTATGGCGGCGTCAGAAGGAGCCGCTGCCGTTGAGCGCGGTGATGTTGGCACTGGGATTTTAGATGTGTCTCTTGGCGCATTGCAGGCCGCTGCTGGGTTGACGCCAGTTGTTGGCGGAAAGGCAGGTTCTGCCGTAAAGGCAGGGCGCAGTACAATTAAGGGCGCACTAAGAAAAGCATTCCCTGGTATTTATGACGACCCGCGATTGGTTGCCGAAAGAGCGGAAGGCATGGTCATGCCTGAAAGCTCAAATCTAGGCAAACTTTTTAACGTAACTAGAGCTGATCTTTCGCGAGCTGCTCAGACTCCTGGAACAGCACCTGGCGTAATTCCTGGCGCGCCAAAAAATCCGCGCGGATCGCCTAAGACAGAGCAAATTATGTCGCCTGCCAACACTCGCAGACTTGTAGAAGGTTTGCAGGCAACAGAAGAGTTTGCGCCAAAGTTACGAGAGGGAATGACCGGCTGGTACATGATGGATCCAGCGTACCAGCGACTTGTTGAATTGGTTGGCCCTGAAGAAGCTGAAAAAAGGTATCGCCGGTTTAACGCATTGACATCTATGGCAAGCCCATCAAGCGATGTAATAACTGAATTGCGCCGAGGAACTGCCGCTAACAAACTTGCACAAGAGGGCAGATTTGATGAATTTATGCAATACGGCGGACTTCCGATTGAAGAGAGAATGAGGCTTGGACTGCCGACAGATTTGCTTGACTTCCCGTCACATGCATATCACTCAACGGCGCAAGCGCCAGCAATGGAAGCGTTTTTAAGGGAGGGGATGCCGCAGCTTAAAAGCCCGAAGGTTCCGCTTTACTTGCAGGCCAGCCAGGCTTCCGCGTTAGGTAGACAAAGCAATATCCCAGTTGGGGACGCTCACTGGTCGCGTGCAGTTGGGCTTGCAGACGTTCGCCCAATGCGAATGGTAAAAGGCGAGCCAAAAATTCCAGGGCAAAGCGTTAGCACCGGAGAGCTTGCTGTACTTGCCCCATGGTGGCGTGAGCAAGTAGCAAAGGAAGCCGGAATGGAAGCAGTTCCAGGACAAGCTACTGCATGGGGACTTTATTCTCCTGCGACCGGAGTTGATACACCTGTTGGACAGCCTAAACTTGAAATTTTGTCTGATTTGATTGAGCGTACATCAAATAGACTTAACGTGCCTATTGAGCGCGCTAGAGACATGGTTTTGCTGGGCGAGGCGCAGGCTGGGCGTATTGATCCGACAATGCTTGCTACACTTGGATTGAGCGCGGCTGGCGTTGCCGCGTACAATGAATACCAAAAGCGCAAAGATAAGGAGCAAAACAATGCCAAGTAAATCTATCAAACAAGCCCGCCTCATGGCCGCAGCCGCACACGATCCCGCCTTCGCCAAGAAGGTTGGCGTACCGATGAAGGTGGCTAAAGAATTCAACAAGGCCGACAAGGGCGGCAAGCTCTTGAAGAAGGCCATGAAGAAGAAGCCCAAGGGCGGCCTCCTCGCTTGAGCGAGCGCAACCCCTACATCGACGCTCGTAAGGGGCAAGACGCCAAAGACCTCCTCGAGAACCCGATTCTTGTGGAGGCTTTTGCCGTCTTGGAGGGCGAGTACCTCAAGGCGTGGCGGCAGAGTAAGCCCGCAGACCAAGAAGAGCGCGAACGGCTGTGGCTGGCTGTCGGCATTCTTGAGGAAATCAAGCGCCACCTACGCATCGCAGTTGAGAACGGTGCGATGGCAAAACGCGATATTGACAAGATCAGCGGCAGGAAATAGCCGCTTGAATCCCGCACAATAGAAGTATGAGCGAAACCGGCACGGGTGTACCCCCGGGAAGCGTACAAAGCACGCAGGATGTTTTCGAGCAGATGCTCGCCGCTGATGAAGGCGAAAACGAGCAGCAAGAAACTGAAGGCGTGGATGAGGTGCTTGAGGCAGCGGCCAGCGAGTCCGACGCCGATAGCGATGAGCAAACCGAAGGCGACGAGGATTCCGAAGAGGCGTCACAGTCGGGCCAGACATTCCGCGTCAAGGTTGACGGGGAAGAAGTCGAGGTGCCGCTGGATGAGCTTCTGAAGGGATACTCACGCACCGCGGATTACACGCGCAAGACGCAAGCGATTGCAGAGGCACGAAAGCAAGCCGAAGCAGAGTCTGCGATGGCGCGGGAAGAGCGGCAACGGTATGCGCAGACATTGGAGGCGCTTGACGCGACACTCCGGCAGCTGCAACCGCCCGAGATTGACTGGGACAGGCTCTATCAAGAGAACCCGGTTGAGTGGGTGAGACAGCGCGAGGTGATGCGGTCAAGGCAGGAACAGGCCAACTGGGTACAGGCCCAGAAACATGCCCTGGTGGAGAAGCAGCAGGCTGAAGAGCGCATTGAGACTGAAAAGACCCTCGAGAGCGAGCGCAGCAAGTTGCTGGAAGCACTGCCGGAATGGCGCGACGTTGAAAAGGCGCGCACAGAGAAGGCAAAGATCGTCAACTATGCCACCGAAAGACTCGGCTTCACGGTCGAAGAGATTTCGGACATTTATGACGCTCGAGCCGTGGTAGCTCTTCGTAAGGCCATGCTCTTTGACGAACTGATGAGCAAACGCGATCAGATGCGTCCAAAGATCATGCAGAAGGCTAAGCCGATGAAGGCTGGTGCCGCCTATGCTCCGCAATCCTCCAAGGTTGTTGCATCCAAGGCAGCTCTTTCTAGACTCGCAAATAGTGGCAGCCACCGCGATGCGGCTGCTGTGTTTGAACAGTTTATAGAT